CCTAATTTTTGTAATTATTTTTAATTTATTTGGATTTTTACAACAAAACGCCCCATTTACGGGGCGGTCGATGGAACAAGGAGTGAACAACACCGACAGTTAATTATATGTTGTTCTTGCGCTTATAAAACGCTAACAAATACTGAAAACAGTCCCAAGCCTGTTGCAGATCGTCCTCGCTATGTTCAATTAGCTTTACGTCACCAGCTGCCGTGAAGTAAACATTAGCGCACCGAGCTGTAGGTTTGCCGAGGCCGACACGGTATGCCGCCAGTTGCATCAGTTGTTCGTAATACGGCTCAACCTTGTCTAGTTTGTCTTTAGACTTAAAGTCGATCACAATGTTTTCAGCAATCAAATCGACTTTGCCGCCAAACCCACCGTATGCAAAAGATCGCTCTGCCTCCCAAGTCTGGTCATGCCCAAAGTGAATCCTGATTGACGCATCAACCTGGTCAACATAAACAGGGTAATCGTCCTGTTCGCCACGATAAAACCGTTCCAACACGCCGTGCATCATCGTGCCACGATCCATAGCGTCACGGCCCGTAGACTTTGAATCTGTCATTACCCGTTGCAGCCAGTTTTCTTCGCTTTCCCCGTCGATGCGTGGCAACGTCAGTGCAGCCAGTAAAACTTGCTGCTGCAACCAGTTTGACAAGCCAGGCTTTGCAACCAATCCCAACACGGTAGTGACTGATGGCACTAACCCAAGGGAACGGGCATCACGAACCGTTGTATTACGCTCTTTGCCGTTTTTACCTTCAATTCGATACGCAGGCGTACCGTCTTGTTTATACCAGTGGCCTGCCTCAGAATCTGCTGATTTGATAATCATTTTTGCACCTGTTTAGCTAATTGTTTGAGCATTTCGATTGCATCCTGTACGTCTTGCATGGCCCTAGCGTCTAAAACCATGCCTTCGTACCATTGTTGGATGCGCCAAGAAATAAGAATGGCCTCTTCTGATTGCGTCATCAGAAAGGGACAGTATCTTCAAAATCATCAAACGGAACAATGTTGCCTTCTTTAATCTGTCGATACGCATCAGATTTAGGTTTAGCAACTGGCGCAGCTGGCGCATCCTCCGCAGGCCGACCACCAAGCATCTGCATCTGGTCGGCAACCACCTCTGTCGTGTATTGATCCAAGCCATCTTTGTTGACCCACTTTCGAGTAGTCATACGACCCGCTACAAAGACCTGTGAGCCTTTCTTTAAGTAGTCGGCACATATTCCTGCCAACTTGCCAAAAGTCGTAATCCTGACCCATTCTGTTGTTTCTTTGGTTGCGGTCTTGTAGCCCACCGCAATGCTGAAATTACAAATTGCGTTTCCGTCAGCCGTGAAACGTGATTCAGGGTCTTTGCCTAAGCGCCCAATGAACTCGCAGCGATTATGATCGTTTGCCATTATAAAACCTCCCAATTTGCTTTTAATTTGTCGTATTCAGTTTTAAGTTGAAATTGTTGGTCTTTATGACATTCAACCCATGCATCTCTAAATATTTCTTTTAAGTTTTCGTAACTAACTGCCGTAGCCATTAACGCAATGGTGTGATCCAACTCAATACCTTTTGTTTTATTAACTTTTGGCGCAACCTGGTGCGTTTGAGCGTCGGCATCGTTATCGCCCTCAGTCGGAATACAAAACGATTGCATACACGCATACTTGTACGCCGCTGACATAGCTTTGTTCGTAGCCTTGTCGCCAGAATCCATAGCCTCGCCAAAAGTTTTAATTGTGTGCTTGCTACCGTCCTCTGCAACTAGGTCAAACTCGACCTCTACGGTAATGTAAAACAATGCGCCGCCAGCCTTGCTTTGACGCTCGACTGATTCTCTGTTTAAAACTCTAGGAAGAATGCACAAACCATGCTTTGCTAAGAATGGTGCAAGAGCGTTATACACATCGTCAATACCTCGAAAAGCGTATCCAGAACCTTGTGTGTTTTTACGGTCTTTTGAGATGCCTTGTGTAGAAAGGTCTTTTTGAACTGCGGAAATTGCTTGGTAAACGTTCATTTATGCACCTATATGTTGTCCTGACGGGTATGCCAGTAAGATAGATATTAAGCCAACTAAACAGATTCGTCAAATAGATTCTGCAAATAGAAAACAGTCATGTTAAGATTGCTACATGAATACAACAGAAATCATCGATTGTCTTGGCGGTACGTTTGCAGTCGCAAAAATGTGCCGAGTTACGCCAGCTGCAACTTCGCAATGGCGCAACAATGGTATGCCGATAGCCAGGCTAGTCTTGTTAGCTGCCGAACTTGAAAAGAAATCAGCTGGCAAATGGTCAAGAAAAGAAATCCCCAACTGGCAACAAATATGGCCCGAGTTGCATTAGACTGAAAATGCCTTTAGCAAGCGGAAACCAATCAATGATAAGGGTCATGTTTCACTAGGTTAGCTTTAGACCTTGGCAGCTTGGAAAGACAAGCATTAACACGCATGATGATTGAGGCGTATATAAGCCGCCGGACACGTTCCGACTTTAAGTGCAGTCATCAGTCGTGTTGGTATGTAAAAGCGAATACTGTGTCTTATGGGTAGCACCTGCCAGCCATACTAGTTTGCAGTTGGGAACAGCTTGCCACAGCGCAGCGAGTAACATATCAACAACTTGACGCTCTGCAAAGACAGAGGCATAATTGAGTTGTTGTCGTGATGGATAACAAAAACGTTAAAGATAGTGTCTGATCTCGCAAGAGATGATCCCGCAAGGATTCCATCACCGGACACTACCTTTAACGTTTTTTTATTGTCTAAAACAACTGTCAGGGCGCATTAGCTAATAGAGTGACCGCTCGTACCCAGAACAGGTCAGTTATACATTTGTTACTACGCTTTATCCCGTGTGACCCGCACGCCTAAGTAGAGAAATCGAACAGGATATAGACAGACTAGAGAAATCTAGTAAAACCATTTACTCTAAATTTTGATCTTCATTACCTGCAAGGACTGCTAGTAATTTAGGGAGTTTAGGGGTGGGGTGAGCCGCCTGCCATAAGCCTAATCAGCACAGGTCTGTCGTAAAGGATTTATCCTCAACTACCGTTAACTACTACGGTGGGTGGGTATAAGGGTAGGGTATTTATATTCTAAACAAACAGAGTAAGGGTTATCACTTAGTAAATACATCTTGCGTGCCGTGTTTAGTTAGCTTAATGTGATGCTTTTATGGAGAACATATGTCAACACCACAAAAGATTTTGCAGTATTGCACCGAACCTCGGCTTGTCGCTGATATTGCAGCACATTGCGAATTGCAAACCAGCAGTATTTATCCCGTACTAGGCGATTTACAAAGGCATAACAGAATACAAAAGATTGGTGACGGTAGAAAGAAATTTAAACCTGTGATGTTTGTCACGATACGCCAGGCTCCAGTTGCTACAGCATCGACAGATGACTACGAAAACCTTGTTATCACTCACGCCCACAACCCTTTTGGAATTAAGCCATGATCTCTTCAATTACCGGGTTTGAACGGCTAATGTTGAACCGAAATAAAGAAACTCAACGTTTGCAAGCGTTGGTCGATGAGCAGGCCGAGCAGATCGACAGTTTGCAAAAGACTATCGAGGCACTGGTAATCGCTTGCGAGCAGGCCGCAACTGACGAGCGTGAGGCCTGTGCGCTGCTGTGTGATTACTGGTTTGCGGCAACGGCAGGGCAAGCAATTAGAGATCGGGGTGTGAAATGAACGAGCCTAACCCCTGCCCAATGTGCGGCAGCCCCGTTAAATTTGATTCGACGGGAGCGTCTGAGATGTATGGCAAATCTTGGCAAACAATCTACATAATGTGCAGCAAGCAAAACGATAAGCATTGCTGCATGAGCCTCGACCTTGAGTCTGATGCGGATCACATCGAGTATGCCGCCGATGCGTTGGTTGAATGTTGGAATAAATTGAGGAGTAAAAAATGAACGGTGACCATTTCATGCTTGGCTGGACTGTTGGAATGTTGACCTGCTTTTTAATTTTAAAACTTACGGGGGCGATATGAATCGTGACCAATTGAGCGACTGGCTGCACTCCCTTGAGGGGGGTATGTACGATTGGGTTGCTGACGAAATAAAAAAAGAATTAGCCAAGCCTTTGCCTGAACCTGTTGCGTGGGCAGCACCATCAATATACGGTGGGTTCGAGGGGGTGTCGTTTTATGAATCGTCACTTTTTAACACACCACTTTACGCCTTACCACCACGCAAGCCGTGGGTCGGATTAACCTCAGAAGATTGGGAGAACACGCCAACCTCTGACAAGCAAGGCTGCGAGCGTGACGCTGAATTATTTGATTGGATTGAACAAACCTTAAAGGATAAAAATGCTTGAAGAATATATGATCTGGCTATACGGGTCGCTAGCGCTGTTTGTTTGGGCTTGCGTGTGGTTGCTTGAAACTCGACCAAACGACCCTGTATTCCCCGCTGAGTGGGTCTGTGATGGCTGCGGACAAGTGTGCAGTCATCTGCACGATGGCTTGTGTGAATACTGCGACAAAGTTTTTAAACCAACATCGAAAAAGCATTAATTTTTACTTTAGCCACCCGATTTAACCAACCTTTCCCAAACGTGGGGAATTGAGTAAGTGATTGGTAAAACGTTTCTTTTGCTTTGCTAAATCGTTCAATTAAGTTTGCAGGCTCAACGGTCTGCACTTCTTTTAACGTGATCGGGCCAAACCCACCGTCAGCCGTAACACCTAAAGCCGTTTGCAACGTCTTGATTGCTCGACCAGCGCCTGCGTTTACAGCGAAATCAAACACAAGATAATCTAATCCAATCGGCAGCTCGTCACCACGCACGGCATCCCAATATTTCTTTTTGTACAACGGCTCGACTTTATCCGGTGTTAACCCACGCATCTCAGATTCATCAGACTGTCGGCCCACCCAATTTTCCCAAGTCGCTTTGGTTACGCCCAGGTTGGTCATGCCCCCTGGATCACTTGGATGATTTGCAAACCCGCCTTCCGAAGCCAACATTAATTCAAACGATTTATCCCAATTGTCTTTCATTTCTTTTGTGCGTAAAACAAAGTTCGATCCCCAAACAAATAAAAGCCAACTGCCGAGGCAAAATTGTTAACAGCAGGGTTGTCTTGTCCCGACAACATCATAAAACTCCAAGTACCAAGCACAATAGCCCCAACAGCGGGTCGCATCAGCCTCACAACCGCTTCAACCCAAGGGTAAGTAGTACCGCCCCCACCTGCGTTGTTCATCGCTTTAAACATCTCTAAATCGGTGTTCCGCATTTGAGTGTACTCGCCAATATTCGTTGGCTTGTATACGTCGGTCTGGATGAAACGCCCGATCAAGGACTTGCCGAGATCGACTGCAAGTGGGCCTAATGCCGCAAGGATGGTGAGCGGATCGATTATTTGTCTGCCTTGGCATCAATCTTGTCGTACAACCGAGCGATCATCTGCTCGAGGCGATCGAAGCGCTTGTCCATCTCGCCACGCAAGCTGTCAACCTCAGATTTCTTGACGTAGTTGTCAGAAACGTGCAAACGCAGGTCAGCGATATCGGTCTTGAGTTCTTTGACCGAATCCCATAGCTGACGGGCAAACCAACCGCCAACTGCGAGCAATGATCCTATGCTTATGTTAATGACGTTTTGCCAATCCATTATGCAACCCAAGATTGTGTGGCTTCGTCCCAAGTGTACGGGCCACCAGTTGAAGGATACGGAACTGGCGCTTGCCACTCCCAAGTCGGTGCTGAAATTGTCCACGAAGGGTACGGTTGTGGTGCGTAGAACACATCGTTTATAGAATCGTAGGTGTAGCCAATGCCTGCGTAATTAGCTCGTAATGCCAACGATTGATCTGAACCAGGTGTGTTTGTATCAGGCAAATAATAAATGCCGCCACGAGTGTTGTAACTTGTTTCAACCCATGCTGACAAATTTCCAACCAATCCAGTATCAATAAAATCTTGGTCTGCACCAATAACATCTTCAACAATACTAGAAGATACTTTTGCAAAATAAGTCATGCGACATACACCCCAGAAGTCGTAAACGAATGAATAGTGTAGCCGCCGGAGGTTGTAATAGTGCCACCAGTTGCTCGTTGTGGCCCCAAATACTTAATCACATATAACCCCGAACCGCCAGCGCCGCCTGCTTGACCTTGCGCTGCATATCCACCACCACCGCCACCGCCAGAACCTGTGTTAATTGTGCCTGCCGTGCCTACATCGCCAGAGCCGCCACCATAAGTATTTCCCCCTGCGCCACCGCCACCTGTACCACCTGCTGAACCATTCTGAGCGCCACCAAACGAGCCGTTATTAGACCCACCGCCGCCACCTGATCTTGTAACACTTGTTCCTGTGATTGAATTAGCTAAACCATTACCGCCAACACTTCCCGCTGTACCTGCCGTGTCCGCACCTCCGCCCCCGCCACCGTGTTTTTCATCATCGCCTGCGTTGCCAGTACCCGCACCGCCTGCGTTACCTTGACCTGAGGTCGCTGCACCGCCTGCAAAGTTGTACGCCCCACCGCCACCGCCAGAACCGCCTGAACTCCCAACAGCGCCATTTTTGCCAGAACCACCGCCAACAAGAGTTAAATCTAATCCCGTTGTGTTGCTGCCGTTTGTATTGGATGCACCGCCAGCGCCAATTGTTATTGTGTAGCTTTTGCCTGCAATTATTTTTAACGTACTAGTTAAATAACCGCCTGCACCACCACCGCCAGCGCCAGAACCAACACCACCACCACCGCCGCCAGCAATAGCAAGATATTCAACAACGTAAGTAGGCGTAGACAAAAACCCAAACGCACCGCTTGCTGCTGCACCAAGAGTCGCTAAGATAGGCATGATTATTTAAATTGAGTTTGTGAGGCAAGCACGGTAAATGCAGCACTTCCAGTTTTAACAATTGCATAAGTGTAAACATCAATGCCACTTGCATTGCCAATAGTCGGCGCTGTCCCGCCTTGCCATTTCGGTGTAACCGATGATCCATCGACTTGCACCGCTGAGTTGTAATATGCTGTAGCGCCTTGAGTCACCATAAATGTGACGGTAAGCGTCTGGCCTGTAGACATAAGCGTATCTAATGACACGCTGCTTGATCCACGCAAATTTAGCGTCCAATTGCCGCTTGCGTTTGTTGTGTAATACAAAATCGGCTGTGTTGAGCAATCAAAGTTAATTGTACCTGTTGCTGCGGTAGCCGATACAGTTGTTGTTTCTTTGATAACAGTAACCGTTAAAGCACCACTAACCGTTAAAGTTGTAAGCGCAGTCGAAACACCCAATAATTGAAAATTAGTGCCATCGTAGTAAATAATATAAAAATATCCGGATTGCAAATCTCCCGCATTTAACGCACCCAACGGCGTAACAATTGACTTTGCACCAAGGCTTGAAATGTTAATTGTGGTTGCGCCAGTATTTGTGTTTGCAGCAACAAAGCCAAACATTTGCCCCGCTGAATATGCTGTCAAAACAGGGCTAACCGTTGCTGTAATCGTGTTTGTACCCGATGCAGTCAAAAACGTACCAACGGCGCTTTGCACTTGACCAACGGTTGCAGAATCGGTGTTTGCAATGCCAGCGCCCAATCCCGTCATTAAAAACCCACCCATAGGAATATTTGCCGTAGGTGTGGTTTGACCGTCTTTGGTTAACGTAGTCGATAACCCGGTAGCCAAATCAGCGGTTAACGCATTGAAAGCCGTTGATGAGATGACTGTGCCTGTGACAACTGGTTGCCCAGTTGAGTTGATGTTAAACGTACCGCTGCCGTTAAAAGACATGATTACCTCTTATTGTTGACCTTGGGGATTAGTCAAAAGCCCCGCATAAATTGATGCCGGCACTGCTCGTTCACCGAGAGATAAGCCTGGCGTGTATTGTGACAATGCTTTGCCCATGTCTAACGATTTTCTTTGTTCTGCTGCGTTTAAAGTGCCTTGCAATTGCTTTTTAGCAAACGGAATGGCAAGAGTTGCACCAACACCAAAGCCGCTTAATCCAGTTGCGTTTGCTAACAAATCAATACCAGCACCAAGCACCAAAGCGCCCGAATTGCTGTTATTTACCGCTGAGCCTTTGGGCTGCAAAGTCATATATTGAGCAACACGGCCTAAACGCTGTAATTCGCCAATTTCTTCAGGCGAAAAGAATAGGGCTAATTTATCATCGCCTATATTTTTTAATGCTTTGTTGTATGTTGATGCGCCAAAAGTTCCTAATTCATCTGGTTTACCGCCCAATGCTAAATCTTTTAAATGCGTCAATATTGCGCTTTTAGTTGCTACTGGATCGCCTGATTTAGCCACAGCTGCTGCGTCAGCAACAGTAGCTTCTTTGGAAATTACAAAATCTCGTACAAATTGGTCTGGCTGCATCCCGTTTACGGTTTGTTCAATTGGCTTGTTTGATTCTTGCCATTGCATACGTTCACGATGTGACGCTCTTGCTTTGTTTAAAGCGTCAAGCAATTCTTTTGGCGTAGCGTCTTGCCCTTTTAAAAATGATGCGCCACTTTCGGTAACAACTTGACCGCCACCAAACTCTGATTTAACTGGCTTAATTTCGGTTTGATCTATTGCACTTCTAACAAGTTTTAGCGCCCCTATAATGTTGCCATCGTTTGTCGCTCTTTGTGCGGTTGCGACCGTTGTTAACAAGTTGTCCAATGCTTTTACATCAAATGGTACGGGATACTTTACGCCTTCAATCGTTACTTCGCCTTTAGCAATACTGTTAATCATCCCCCGCACACTTTCAGGCAAAAATGCGTTTTTGTTTTCTCTTGCTAAAGCAGCATCAATATTTTTTACTAATTCAGCACGATTTAAAGGCAATTCACCGCCTGGCAATGCTTTGGCTTCGTCATATAACTTAGACGTACTAGCTTGTTTTTGAACATCTTCAGCTACAATTTTTGCCGTGCTTGCTTTCCCTGCTTCTCTTAAATACGGCGCTTGTACGTTACCCGCACCTTGAGCGTTCAAAGCCTCAATTAAAGCCCGATTGTTTGACGCTTGCACATTACCCAATGTTTGCAAATTTGGGTCTTGCGAATTCATGCCTGTTTTGGCTAAGTTTTGCTCTAAAGTTATCTGCCGTGGATCAAGCGTAATCATGCCTTTGGTTGGCGTAGTACCCTCAATCATCCGGAAATCAAGCAATCGACGCATTGCATCGCCGCCCAAATCTCCGCCAGTTCGCAAAGCGTTCGTTACATCAGCATTAAGCGCCTTTTTAACTTGATCGGACATTCTGCTGTAATCAATACCAGATTGACCGAGCTTTAAAGTAATGATTTGATCAACTTCGGCAGGGCTTGGAATTGCAGCATCTGGGTTTAGTTTGCCAGTTAACGTAGGCGCTACCTTTTGACCGGCAGACGTAAGCAAAGACTTTGCCCCACTATATCCCGCAGGCGCAGCAATGCCACCCGCCAAGCCTGCAAAGAATTGCTGTAACGGATCGCCGCCACTTTCTCTTGTTAACCCGCTGCCATACCCTGCACCAGCTGCCGATCCGTATTGCAACATAGGATTAGCCGCTAACTGGTTAGCAACATTGCTTGTGATGCCGGTAGTATTTTTAGCAAGTGCCGCTGCACCCGATACCATTGGTATGGTCGAGGCCATCGACGTAGCTACATCACCCACAACTTGTTCGCTTGGCAATACATTAGCCAACCCTGTTCGAGTGTCCATAACAGACGTTTCTTTGGGTTTAGGCAATCCAAGCAAATCAGCTAGTTTTTGACCATACGTTGACATTGATGCTGCTGGTGGCCCGCCGGCAAGTTGTGAAATTGCGCTAACACCCATTCGCATAGGCTCTAATGGCAAACCTAACGTGTTCGCTGCGCCTTCAATTGCGTATCGGCCTGTCAGCCCAACTTGTCGAGGGAAGTCTTTAACCGCCGACATAATGCTTTCGCCTGTTGATTTCTCAGGCGGTGCTGGTGGTGGAGTAGACGCATGAAATTCATTAGCAAGTTTCCACGCTTCGTTTTCGTCTTTAGCGTCAACCTCGTAGACTTCTTTGCCAATCTTTACTTCAAAAGTGGCTGTTGTCATTTTGGAGTAATCCTACGAACAGAGCCTGGTGGTGGTGCGCTTGATGTTGGTGCGTATTTTTCGTTTAACTCAATAACCGTATTCAACGCTTTCATGCGAGTTTGATACGGTCTATTGGGGTTTGCGACTTCAGCTGCCATTTGTTGATACAAAATACTATCTGCGTTACTTTGTGGCCCTTCCATGCGAGGCTGTGCCAATGTCAATTGTCCACCAAGAACCCGCAATTGTGCATCGGCAGCAGATTTGTCTGTTGGAATACCCGCTGCATCAGTTGCCATTGTGAACAAGTTACTAATAATGCCAGATGAGGCTTTTGGCAATACTAATTCAGCCCTTTTAGCTACATCAAGAACCGTCTGACCTTGCGTAGTTTTCACGTCAGGTTTTGCAAGCAATGGGCTACCTGTGTTTGCAGCTTCAACAGCTTGTGATCGTGGCACAAAAGAGGCTTTACCGTCTTTGTCATAAACCGTCATAAGATCAAGTTCGGCCTCTGCTTGTCCCGTAGCTTTCGCAACCATACCTTTAAATTTAGCGGTTAATTCTGCTGCTTGTGCAATTGGAACGGCAATAAGTTTGCCATCAATTCGAATAAGTTGCGTGTTTTCCGGTGGAGCTGGCGCTGCTTGCGTAGTCACACCTGATGCCCCTGTAACTGATGCATTTGGCGCAACAACTAATGACGTACCTTTTTCTAATGCCGCTTTTGCATACTTTGTAAATTCTGGGTTTGGTGTTCCATCAGGTAATGTCGGGAAAATACCCGCATCAGCCAATTGTTGACGTAAATCAGTTCCTTTATCAATTGGCTCGTAATTAGCCATGTCAAACTTGCCACGATTATCCGGCTGCACAAATTCGTTTTTGCCAGTAATGCGGTTTCTGACAAACATTGGAGCCATGGACGATGGCATATTGACGGTATTAATTGACCGCCCAGCCTGCGCTTGTTGCGTCTTGTATTGGTCAATCGTGCCTTTATACCCTTGCTGTTGTGCAAGACGGTATTCAGCTAATGGCCCTGATTCTTGTTTGCCTAATCGTTCGTACTCTAGCTTGGCAATTGGTGATGCGTATGGGTTTTGACCCATCATTATTTCAACCAATTTTGCACGTTTTTGATCAGGATCAAGCGACACCGCTGCTTGTGGTGGGATTGCCGCTTGTGGTGCGACGGCTGGTTGATACGCTACGGCAGGAGTTTCCACATTGCCCGACGGTGCTGTTTGCAGATTTGGATTGTCCTCAAAATCAGCGCCCATTGGCGTAAATGACGTTGCCGGTTGTGCTTGAATCTCAGGCATACCCATGACCGCAGCACGACCAGGTGAGGCCGGTCTGTCTTGCAATCCTCCCAACATTTGTTGCGCTTGAGCCTTAGCTTCTTGATTTAATTTAATGCGTTCTTCATCGCCAGTACCTTTTGCGCCCATGTACGCTTGCAACACTTTAGCAAGCCCTGACAATGGGGAAATAGGCGCTTGGATGCCTTGGTAGCTTTGAATATCAACAGGTTGAAAAGCCTGCTGTTGCATAATTTGCGCTAACTTTTCGTTGCGCTGAATTGCCGCTAATCGAGTGTTGTAATCTAAGTCCATGACTTATCCAGTGTAATTGTTTGCGTTCATCGCTGGCGCTTGAGCGTTTGCCGAATCAAACATACCGCCAGTTTGCGCTTGACCAAGTTTCATCCGAGCCATGTAATCTTGCATATCTTGCGACGATTGAGCTTGATTCATTTTGTTGTACATACTCATCGCATCAGCTGCGCCGCCAAATGGGTTTTGGGCTTGTGGCATTTGTGGCTGATCGCCTTGCAATTGAGTCTGTTGTTGCTGTTGCTGCAACATTTGAGCCATGCGCTGTTGAGGTGACAGATTAACGTATTGGTTAAGCATCGCAATTCCTTAGTAACTCTAAAGTAGGCAACAAGGCAGACTTCAACGCCGCCATGTTTATTTTATATTTTTCATGCAAATCAGGGTGTTTTTCTTTCATCCATGCCACTCGATCCGCTGAGTGCGCCAAATACGCTGTGCAATCGTAACAATCAAGGCTTGAATGGTCGATTGCATAATGTTCTGGTAATTGACATTGAGTCCTTAAAAACGCCAAAACTTGCTCTTTAGTCCATGTTTCTATCGGTTGAATGTACGTCACACCATTCACTACCGAACCATGCCGTGCCGTGGATTTATGGCTTTCATCTAGCCGTTGCCCACGAATCAAATGCGTAACCCCACGTTTTGCAATTGCCTCTGTCAGAGGTTGGCCCACGTTTGCCCAACAACAATTCAAATAACTCTGTACTCGTACTGGCTTATCCCCTGCAAACTGCATACCTTCTAGACTATGGTCAATCGGCACAACGTCACTTGGATAACCGTAAAACTTAATTTGTTGCTCTTGGTCTGAGCCAACTTCAATAAACTCAATCGCCTCAGACTTTACCTGTTCGATGATTTCCATCGTTTCAGGGTAAGCCTTGCCTGTATTTGCCCAAAAGACAATGGGATTCTTTTCACGGTACAAGTACCAACACGCTAGAGAATCCTTCCCGCCTGAGAAAGCTAGTCCAAGCATCAGAAATAAGCCATTGCCGCACTTGATGCCAAACTAGTAATGCCCTGCACCCCTGCGTTGTTGCCTGCTTGTTGCACTCCGTAACGTTGCATATCAGCCTGACCTTGCGCTTGCGCCCCTGCAAAGGTTGGCGCTGGTGCAACTGCTGCGCCCTGATAACCTTGAAATTGTGGCAACTGGATCTGCGAGCCGCCCATCAATCCAATGACTTCGTTGATTGGTTGCGAACGCAATGCCATGTCTTGCGCCAGCTGCTGTTGTTGAGCTTGATTTGCAAATTGTGCCGCACCTTGCTTTTGACCAAAGTTTTGGCTCATCGCTTGGTTATACAAGCCTGCTCTTGCTTGTTGTTGATTAAAACCTTGCTGATTTGCCGTTAAATCTAAGTTAATGCCTTGCAACGCCGCTTGATTGTATAAATCATTGATTTGATTAGACCGATTTCGATATGCTGCGTCGTAGGCCGCTGTGCCAGGCGCTAAACCTTGGTTTGCTAATGCTTGCTTAAACGATGTATCACCCGCCTCAATGGTCGGGTTTAACCGTTCCATAATTAACTTTTGAGCGTTCATGCCTGCATTAATTGGCATCGCTGCAATGTTACTTGTGTCAATTCCAGATTGAGCATTGAAACTGTTGGGATCACCAAAACTGCGCTGAATTTCAGTTGAGGTTGGCACAAACGGCTTTGAAAGCGTTGATTGAGCGTTTCCAATACCTGTTTCACCAAGATTAGCTAAAGCCGTTTGAACTCGCATTTGCGAATCGAGAGTTTGTTGTGCTTGTGGCGTAAGCGTTTGCGTAACAGTAGGCTGACCGCCACCCGTCATGTAATCGCTTTCTCTTGGTGCGACTCGTTTTGCTAATGCTGCGTCGTATCCAGATTGATTGAATACTGGAGTCCCCGCTTCAGCGCTGTCACCAGATCCACCGCCAGTTGTTGTGTAGTAGTCAGATTTGTTAATCCCACCGCCTTGATTGAATTTATCAAGTGCAGATTGATAAGCACCTTGGTCAACAGTTGGAGAGCTAAACGTAACAGTCTGGTTGCCAAAAGGTGTAATCATGTTCGGATTTGACATGACGTTTTGTTCTCTTGCCGCAGTCAGGTTGTCTTTACCTTGCTGTTTAGCTGCGCCCGTATAGTCCGGTGTTGGTGGTGCTGATGCTGACTTACCCATTTTCTACCCCTAGAAATCGGCAATCATTTTTTGCCAATGTCAAAAATATAATGTCACCGTTTGGTGCGCCATCTTTAATTCTTGCTTCTTCAACAAACCCCATGTTTGCCACAAATTTTAGGCTTTTCACGTTGTCACTCGTAACCGGCACAATAATCTTTTTAACTTTACAAATCTCAAAAGGGTAAACAAATATTGCCTTTAAATAACCCTTTGTCATGCGACCTTCGACTGCAATGTGACACATGATTGAGGCTTGATTCCAGTTCTCGTAAATCACGCCTGCAATCGTTTCACCATTTTTCTGCAACCCTATGGCACTAGAACCTTCTGCAAAATACTTACCCTGTACTCGGTCGGCAACCCAAACGCCTACTTCAACGCCTTGGACTATATGCCAGCCCAACCTTGTTGGTACACAATGTCCGTCGATGCCCATAAAATCGTTATTCCCTGACTTGCGGTTTTAAACTGTGTTCCAGCGCAATACCCAATCCCAGTCACGCCTTGCCAATTATTTGTAATTACCGTGTCTGTAGACCAATAGCCCACATCCCACACAGCAGTGTCCCATTTCGCATTTATTTGTGGACTAAAACTTAACGCCGCAGTCGTGTCTGCTAAGTCAAAGTCCATGTTCAAACCAATGAAAATAGACGGTGTGCCGTTTGTAAAGATTGACGGTCTGGCTCTAGTGAAATACTTTTTTACACCACGAGCATCAAAGTAATTAAACGCTTGCAACGCATAAGCGTCGATGTCGCTTACATCATCAGCAAAGTTGTCATCCCACGCATGGGCAACAAATCCATCGCCACCCCAATACGGTTCATTGTTAAAAATTACCCAACAATTAGCGTACTGGCCTGTAAAGTTGCACCATGCCTTTGTAATGTTATTCATTACATATTGCTGTTGTTGACCTTCCGCAACAGGCACATTGACGGTCAAAGCATTGTGTTGGGGATCAAAACTAATGTCCCAACCAAACGTGCCGCCATACTGTTGCGTTGCAGCAGTAAATGCACCTTGAATCTTGTCTGATAATGCAATGCGTGGATCAAGTCTGGATGACTGTAGACTCGCCGCTAAAGGATATAGACCGTTGTAAGTGAGAATTAAAATGTCCCCGCCGTACTTCATCAGGCATCGTTTTCCAACGGGCTTACCGAGCCGCCAAACGCCCACTAGCGCCCATTTAGTTGAGTCTGAAGGGTCAGTACCAGACCAAACAATAACCTCGCCATTTGACGTTATAAACACTAAGTTATCGTCAACACCATAACCTGCATCAAGCGTCCACGTTGCAACCGAAACAAGATAACCGCCAAGTTGAGCAACCGAACTCATGTCAATTGCGGCAGCTGCGCCTGCAATACTGAGTGTTGGCAGATACCACGCTTTAAGCGTTGAGGCTTGCGTAAACCATACCTGATTCTTAAAAGTCGTGATGTTGCTTAAAGTGGTTGAAGTTACGCCAGTAATGACCGGATTTGTCCAAGTCGTGCCGTTGTAGAGTAACGGTGCGTCTACACCATTGACCGCATAAATGTAGCCGCCAGCGGGAGTTGTTGTGTTTACATACTCCCACTTTGCATTGCTCAATCCTGTCTTGACCGCAGCACCAACCGCACCGCCTGCGGTACAGTCATAAATTGCAGTGCCTGCAATAGCGAATAACTTGTCAGTCGCACCAGATGAGTAGGACATAAGCGTCTGAACTTGACCTGTAATGCCCGTTGAATACTTTGTGTAACCGCCACGCAACACTACATTGTTGACTGTAGGGAACAAATTGGTTAACTGGACAGCATCGAGCGTGTCCATGTTTGCAATGGAATCTCGCACGTTCCAACCGCCGATAGGCGCAGGCAGCGATTGAACCCGAGCCGCTGTACCTTGAACAAGTCGGCTTGCCATTAGTTTGTCCCGTAGCCAGTATCAGGAATATTGTCGTATCCAATCAAGACTGTGCCTGGTCGTGGCGCAAAGCTCAAGTTAGCCGCCGACATATCTTGAGCCTGCACAACTTGGAATTCTTCCAAATAATTGCGATACATGGCTGTAGTATCGAAACCTTTAGCCTCAAAATACTTGAGCTTAGTAGCTAACACCATCAGCCGGTCAGGGTAAATGCAGGTATCTGAATCGGCAGTAAATGAATTCTTGACTGTGCCTGTTGACGATTCTGCCCAGCCTTGTGAACGATATTCGTAGCCTAATAATTCGTTGGTAGAAACACCAGGCCAAATCTGAAAGTATTTACCAAGCAAACGGTATCTAATGCGTGGGCCAGTCGAGATAAAGCCCGAAAGTAGCCATTCCCATTGCTGTGGACTCTCTGGCCCCAGCATTTCCCAATGCTTGCTGAGGTCCCAATGAGTCCTTGGGACGGTCGAATCGTAATCCGAGGGTAGAGCGTACTTAACCTTTTCAAAAGTGATCGTAGCGCCTGTATACGTCCCTGAAGACGGCAAATTGACTGTTACTTGCGTAGGTGAATCAACCGACTCAATGTAGCAAGCATTTGAGATGCCGTTGCCGACCACCTGATATGTTGTATCAAGTCCCGCAGTAGATGGAATGTTGGTGATTGTGTACGTGTTTAGTGTCACGTCACCCGTTGTTTGGGTATAGACGGTCGTAAACGTATGTTTTTTGGTTAATTGCCTCCAGTCATGTTTTCGTAAAAATTCATAACCGGACGCATTCATTAACGCCAAGATTTGAACAACATCTTGGTTCGTGTTACCCGCCACGCTATTTGGCGTTGAAACTCCCAACTCGTTTGTGACTTGGGTGACCAGCTGTAGCATGGTGGATGACATTTATTCCTCTTTTCGTGGCCTCCCAACCTTCTTTTCAAGCAACTGAGCCATTTGCGCTTTCAGTTCTTCAACTTCTTTGCGTGTTTTCTCAAGTTCGGTTTGACTAGAAGATTGGTTCTTTACTTGTAAATAACGCCTAGCCTGCTCTCGCAAACCCACCGCCCCCATGCCAATCCTCTGCAATTGACCATCAGATGCGGTAGCAACTTGCTCAACGGTCTGGAACTTAAAGATTTGCAACTCTGCCATCTGCAAATCGTTGAAGTTTTCAGGATCGTCTTTTACCCATTGACTTAGAGGCACACCAATAACTTCTGCGTTATTGTTTTGCATCTGAAAGTGCAACCATTGGCGAGGAAAACGCCTTTTATGATCGTCCCGAACGGGTTGGTCAACAACAGACGTTTTGTCCCCTGGCACTATGATTCTGACAAACGGCTTTTCTTTATACGGTTCTTTATCGTAAACGTAAAATTCAACGTGCAAATGGTTGTCTGCGCTGTGAATGTCGCTGTCTAAAGCCAATTTTATGCCCCTGTGATTGAAACCCATGTAGTTGCTGACGTTGCTGCCAACAGAATTGTTTTTGCTGTGGCAACGGTTACGCTTGCAGCAGCAGCGTTAATTGTACTATTTGTGTCGTAAGGATAAACAGTAACTGTTTGTCCCGAATCATTACGAATAATGACTTGTGCGCCAACCTCAGTCGGTGGCAATTTCACGCCAGTTGATGCTGCTGAAGTTGTAATCGTGTTATTAACGGCTGAAAGTTGTAAAGCAGTTGCTGCTGTAGTGCCTAAAGCAACTAGGCCGACAGCGCCATCGCCACAAATGTTTGTAGCAGAAAGTGGCGAATTGCCTGAACCTTGAATTCTTGATGGAAATGCCATGATAATCCTTTAAGTTTAATTGCTCATTGCCTTTGCCATTTGGTGCAAAAGCCCATCGCCACATACTTCAATCGTAACATCGTCAAAGCCTGCTACAACGTTCTGAAAATCTGTTACTTGCTGTGCCATCCACGGCGCACATTTATACGTCACATCGTTCACCATAGCGTCAATAATGCGTTCGCCATTGTTACTTGTTTGCTCGTATGCGTGGTGTTCGCCATTTCGATAGCTCGAATCCATGCCAAACAAAAAGATGCGCTGAAACCCCTGCAACTTAGCCAAAATTAACGCCAAAATGCCAACAGTTGTAAACCCGCCCATTAAGTGAACTGGTCGAGCCTTTTCATGCTCAAGCAACTCATAAACGCCTGGCGTGTTGGCGTGAACCAATACAACATGATCTTGTTTTAAAGCCTCAAACACCGAATCGTCACATTGACTAGCAATATAAAACGTTGTCGCTGCATACGGCTTTTGAACAAACCTTACGTTCTCTGGTCGAGCGTCAAGCATCACCATTGCGTGAGGGATGATGCCTTGACCGACTAGGTAATTGTAAGAACCGTTCATTGCCCAAACTTTAGCGCCATTTTGGTGGCGTAGCCGCAGCTGGTCAATCGTATCAACCAGACTTGGCCCACCACCAACAAGACAAACGCTGCCTTGGGGTGACTCGTCAAAATCAAACCAAGGCAGCGACCTTTTTACGGATCGCTGCACATTGCCCAACAAAATATCAGGCTCTGTGTTTCCAATTACATCAAGTACAGCTTCAATCATTTAGGTGATCTGTGACTGGAGATGTGGACGGTTGATAGTCACGGTAATGGTAGAAGTCGTAGAAGTGACGGTGGTTAAGTTGGCTGAACGAGCAGCAACAACTTGCAAGCCGGCAGATGCCAAGACTTTTACACGACCAGCTGTAGCCGACAAGAACAGAGTAACGTTAGGTGCAACGGTTACGGCTGTTTTCTTGATGACTGCATTACCAGCAATTTGATACCAACCGTACAGACCAGCTGTGTTAGCCGACATAGCGACTGCAACAGGTACGTCTTGAACGGCGGTGTTAACAACCAAAGTTGTTTGGTAAGTCGTTGCGTTGTATCGCACAACAGAACCAACAACAGTAGATGCCACGCCTAGCAGCAGGATAAATTCACCCTCGCCGTAAGTTGGATCAAATGCACGAACGATAGTGCCAAGCACGGCTGGTGGCGTAGGGATAGTCGTGCCGCCAGCTGTAGTTGTGCCAGAGTCCGTCTGGTCGATATTTAAAAGCCCGATACGGGGTTCGTCAAAAGTGTAAGCCATGATGGGTTTCCTTTAAGCGATCAGAACGCCACAGAACTGTGGGCCTGAAGATGTTAAGTTGCCAGAAAAACCGATGAGCTTGACGATTGCGTCTTGGTTAACTGCTTGACGCTCGCCGCCGATTGGCACGAAATTACGATCAGCGTGGGGACGGAACATCATGTACTTGGTGTTCAAAAACCACATATGGTTGGCAGTTGCATCGTTACCGATACCACCGTCTAACACCACATCTGATGCCATGCCTGCGCCGTAGTATTTCAACGATGCGAAGCCTGCGCCAGCTGACGAATTACCACCGTCTGTGATGCGCTGGATGCTCTGCAACGATTGCAAATACAGCTTGTAATAGTTGTTGTCGCAAACGATCAAGTCAGGCTTGTCAGTTCCACGAATCAACTGAACAGCTAGAGCATCCATGTATGCTTGGATGTTCGATGCCGAAACAGCAGATCCGCCATCAGTCACGCCTGAGTATTTCTGCGAACGCCAAAACGAGAAAGTCGCACGGTTAATTCCACCGTATGTTCCTGTGCTTGGTGCGTCAGGGACAGCCAAACCGAGTCCGGTCAGGTTTTTGCCTGAGTTACCAGTACCGTCTAAGTAAATGTCACCGCTGATACGGTTAGCCAATTGTGCTTCGGCAACCATCATACGACCATCTAGCAAGTCAATAATTGCCTCTTTACCGCTGTTCTGAATCATCTCAAGGCCGCTGATCGATACTGCCGATGCGTACTGGGTGATCGAAAACTGAGCAGCAGAAATTGGGCTGTTCTGCGAAACGTTCAAAACCTCGTAGCCACTATAGCTATTAGTGTTGTCGGTTGCGCTATCCTGGTACATAATTTCCTGCAAAATCACGTTACCGCCAGAAAACGTCTTTACGTTGCCACGTTCTTTCAGTCGGCGCAGTAGAGCGTTGTTATTTGTTACGTTGTCAGCAAGTTCACCGCTGCGGCTTTGAATGTTAGTCGCAATGATGTCGCTGATCGAGCTATTGGCAAATGCCATAGTAATCTCCGATTAGGTTATCAAAAACGCTCGTTCATGTTGTCAAACTGTTCCATGAGTAACGAACGCCTATCTTGCGCTTTGGTACTCGTCGCTGCCCCTGGTGTGGAACTTTTAACGCTGACCGCTGCCGCCCTAGCTGCTTTCGCTGCCCTGTTCGATGCGTCCCGTTTAGCCTGATCTGCTGCGCCCTGTGAGGCTTGCTGATGTTTCGTAAATAAGTCGTTATCTAGGCGTATTGCTTTCTGATAAGCATCATCCAAGTCTTTTGCCACGCCGCTGTTAAGCAACTGGATCATCGTTGGTCGAGCTTCTTCAAAATATTCCGCTTTTGTCTGAAATTGGTTGATTTCGTTCAAAAGTGCTTGATTTTGTGCATTTTCTTGCTGCTGCTTCCAATTTAGCACTTCCCCACGAACTTGTGCAAGCTCATTTTGAATAGCGTAAAAGTTGGGATCAGTAGGCGTGGTCTGAACATCGCCCATATTGATGCCGTATTGCTGCGCCAGTTGGGCAAAATAGGCTTGTTTTTGCTGTGGTGAGCCATGACGTAAGACGTTGTCAGCCTCCATCAAGGCTTTCACGGCCTGCGGTGCTTCGATGCCAAGCCCACGGATGTTCTGCATATACGGCTCAATGGCCTGCTGCATTTGGTCAGCAAATTGAGCTTTTGACAGTAAAGGTTGAACCCCTGCCTTCATTTCTTCTTCACGTTTCCAAGCGTATTCTTTCAGCTTTGGATCAGCGGTTGTCCAGGCTTCGTGATAGTCCTTCTTCCAACTTGCTGGCGGTCTTTCCCAAACTGGTGGATCTGCCGGTGGTTCAAGATTTGGTTCGGGCTGAGTCTTGACGTGTTCGACGGGTGCTTCATTCTGAACTTCGTCGAACTGCTGTGACAGTAATTCTCGACGATCTGGCTGTTCAGTATTTTCCAATTTATACCCCTTTTAGGTAAATTTACGACGAATTTCGTTAAGAACTTGATTAGCTTGCTTATGCGTCATGTTTGCCAGCTGCTGCCGCATGACCTCTTTGCGTGTGTCGATAGGCGGTGGCGGTCTGCTTTCCATCTTTTCATTGCCAACCTCAATACAGCCATGCTGTCGTAGGTGGTTACGATGCACCGAACGGCTTGTAATCATCGACCCGTCAATCATGGATTTGTAGGGTTGAATGTCAGGCATAACCATTGGGCCGAGGCTGTCATAGTGTTCTTTTGACCCTTTCTCGACCAACTCACCATTAACGTAAATGTAAGTTTTCTTCATAGCAGTCTTATTACATCCTCATCATCCATGTCAATCCAAGCGTTGTAAATCTGCTCGATCTTGTCTAAGTTGGCAAACATTGCATCGTAATTAATCACCGCTGGCGCTTGTGCCGTGGCTTGCACGATTACAAAAGGCTCTGCAATTTCCTTTGCAACTTGGGGCTTACCTTCAACAATTTGCTCAAAGAGGGCAAGTATTTCCTCTCGTCGGGCTTTTTGCTTTGCTGCATACTTTTTACGTTCGGCTGCTTCCTTTTTACGGCGATCACCGCCATCGTGCATATCAAAAAGAATGCCGCCAGCAGTCTGGAAAGCATTATTTTGAAACGCATTGCTTTGGAATGCACCAATCATTATTCAACCCACGGCAGCGGTATAGATTGTGGTGAGGGAATCGCAGCCTGTGCAACTAAGTTATCAAGCGCTTGCAAGATGCCTGCAACACGTTCAGCACCTAATGCGTCTTTTGTCCATTGAATTGCTTGCGCCTCGGTAATGTCTGCGTATGGCGTAAAGTTTTTTGCGTCAGGCGGTAATAAATTAACTGAGTAATTAACAAATTGACCGCTATCTGACACCTGAAACGATGACATTATTACTGTGTCAATGTCTGGTGTGTTCATCACCGATAAAGATAATATTGTCCAAGTTCGCATTTTTATCCCACTAGCCAAGATGTACCGTCTGAATAAACAGGCACGGCAACAGCGCCGCCCCCGACAACTGCCGAACCAAACGCTGGAGTTAGTGCGTTGGTTACAAATGCTCTAGCTCCCAGACCCGCCGTAGCTGCTGCTGGCAACAAAGCAACTGTTGATGATCCTACGTTGATATACTTAGCACCCGCTGTGATAGTAAGTGCAGGGATTCTAAATGATGTGACTGAGCCGTTACCTAGCGTAATTTCGTTGCTGACTGTGATTGCAGTTGGTGCTGCACCATTACCAATGAGCGTGTTATTAGACCCTGTTGTTAATGTGCTGCCTGCTTGATAACCTAATGCCGTATTGCTACCGCCAGTAGTGTTAGCGGTTAATGCTTGATAACCAACGGAAACGTTTTGCGTGCCGCTTTGCAAACTAGCAACAGGCACAGAAAACCCTGAACCTGTGCCGCCAATGCTCGCCGCAGGCGCTGTCAACACCGTGGTTGTATCTTTGAACCCAACACCCGCTGATGTGATCGTAACAGTAGTTACCGCACCGCCTGCTACAACAATTGTCGCAGTTGGGTAAGTTAAGGCAGTCGATCCACTTGATAGCGTCATTACAACGCCTGTGTATGTGCCGTTTGTGTATCCTGAACCGCCTGTGACTGTGCCAAGCGTTGCTACGTTCGTGGTGTTATTTTTGAGTGATTGATAACCGACTGCGGTAAGGTTTGATGCTGCGGTATTAAATGCAAGCGCTCCGTTTCCTACAGCAACAATATTGCTTCCTGATACGTTGGCATATCCAGCGGGGAATCCTACTGCGTCATTACTTCCTAAAAAAGAATTGTATGAACCTGTTAAATTAAAAAATCCTGCTTGATATCCAATTGAAATATTTTGTGCGCCCGTGGTATTTGAAAATAAAGATTGCATTCCCAAACCCGAATTGCCAATTCCTGTTGTATTTTTGTTTAATGACGCAGAACCAACCGCCGTATTAAAATTTCCAGATGTGTTGGATGTTCCTGAGCTTGCGCCAACAAATGTTAAATCTTTTCCTGTTGTTGCTGCTACTCCAGCAGCAAATCCAACAAATACATCGCCGTAAGAACTAATATTATTGTTATTAAAAACATAACCGGCACGATAACCAACGGCGGTAATATTTCCACCATTTGTATTTGAATTTAATGTTTGATAACCAACAGCAACGTTTAGACTTCCCGTTGTATTTGAAGCCAATGCACTTGTACCAACCGCCGTATTAGTAGCAACAGCACCGCCACCTTTACCGACAGTTTGACCATTGATCGTTGCATCGTTAGCCAACACAAAAGTTGTGCCATTGAACGTCATGTTGGCAGAGCCAGCCAATGCGCCTGCGTTGTTGTACTGCACTTGCGTGTTAGACCCGCCTGCTGATACGCTAGAGCTTGACCATGTTGGTACGTTGCCTGCGCCACCTGATACTAGAAATTGCCCAACTGTGCCAGGCAAGTTGTTTGGCAGCAACGCACCCGTAAAGTTAAGCGTAGTAAATGCGCCTGTTGCTGGAGTCGTAGCACCGACAG